CTACTCATCCAAGCTCTTAATATAGATTTAACATCCATATTAATATCGGCTGTTTGGTAACTATATGATTGTGTACCACTCCAACCAGTCCACCAAGTTCCCCCAGTTCCGTTATTTGGATTGGCATCAGTTCCTAAATTAAGATTGTTTTCTAACCAGTCTTTTTTAGTATCACCCTCTCTATAATTCCAAGTTACACCAGCGGTTGATATATTATCAAATCGTGTACCAATACCCATATCCCAACTTCCAGAAAGTGGATTTGTATATATAGTATATTCTAATGGAAGTTCTTCACTTTGAGTTTGTTTTAAAATTAAATTAGCAGAACCTAATTTTATTCCACCAGTTGAAATTGATGATGATACAAAACCCACATCAAATTTAATTATACTTCTAGCAACATCTTTTATATTACCATAATATATTTTACTAATTTCCAATATTTCATCAAGCCCAGTATTTTGATTGGGTTGTTGTAAATAAACCGATGCATCTTTTGATGCTGTTAAAAAATAGTATGCCATTATCTTGCTCTTCCTTTAATATCCGAATCAGGGTATTTAACTTCAAAAACCGATGGGTCTAATGATGGATAAACCACTTTACTTTTAGTTGCCGCATCTATATTATATGAATTACTTGAATAATTTCCACCACATTTATTTGTTATTTTTAACATTGGTACAGATGATACACCTTCTATATTTGCAATCAATAACTCAACTTCACTTAAATTTATAGTTTGATTAAATGTCCAATTATCAATACTAAAGTAATTTTTTAATTCAGCAATTACATTTGTTAAAACTTCACTTTTATTATAATTTTGATAAGTAATTATTTCAAAATCAATTCCTATATTAATAACAAATCCATCACTTATATTAATAGAATCAGTCATCATTCTATATTCATTTAAATAAGTTTTAAGATTTTCTTTTACTGCTCTATTTAAATTTGTTAATTGATTTCCTGAATTATATCCTAATAAATAAAGATTAATTGCGAATGGATTATTTTTTTCTTTTAAATTAGATTCTTTACCAACTAAATATTTAGTAAGTTCTTGTTTAACTACGGCTGATGTTGGTTCTTGTATATCCGGTCTATTTACAAAACTCATTACTAAATCAGTAAATTCTTGTAAATGATTTGGAGATGCCAATATAGAAGCTGGTGAATTATTATCCAACTTACCATCGGTAGTTGCATATGCTTTTGCGATACCACCATATTTTGATGGTAATGATAATGCTCGTATTTGATAATCTTTTGCAGTTACTGCTCTATTTTGTGCACCAAAATTAGCTAATGCATTTTGTCTAATCTCTTCAATAGTTTCACCACCCCTACCACCAGTTGCAGGTATTTCATTATCAACTCCTAATGATTTTTTAATAGAGTTATAAACAGGTATTTGTTGATTTGTAAATAATGCAAAATTTTCATCATATTCAATTGATGAAATTTTTGTTAAAGAACTTTTTGGTACATTTGATTCAATACCACCACCCACATAGTACTTAACAGTAATTGTAGTATTTGATGGAGATGTTCCATATGTTTTTGTTTTTAAAAAGTTGGTTGGGTCAAATGATTCTTCTAATCTAGCTATTGAGTTTGGTAATCCTAACCCAACATTTTTAAGATTTGGAATTAATTGTTCATCGGATGCCGATGGGTCACCTGCTCCAAATTGTAATGTAGTTGTACTATTTTGATTTACTTTTGCTACAAATCTTCTTGGTGTTTTTATAGTTTTTAAAACATATGGTACTGTATCTTTAAATTGTACCAAATCTGGGTCATTTATTTCATTATTTGGTTCATCAACAAAAACCATTTCTTGTGCCAAATAAGGAACTTCATAATATTTGTTTCCATTTGAATCTCTTACATCATATATTTGTATAATGTTAGTATCTATTAAATCAATTGTTTGAAATGGTTGGTATGTACCAAATGTAAAAGTTTCTTCTTTTTGTATTGCAGATATAGCTTGAACATATTTTTTTAATAAATAAAAAGTAGGTTCACCTGTATTGGTATCTCTTTGATAAACAGTTATTTCTCTTTTGTTGGAATCGGAAAAATCTAACAAACTAGTAGTTCTAAATTGAACATTATTTGTAGATTCTATAACCATACCTTCTTTTACTCTTAAATAATATTTGGAATCAGGTTTGTTCGATACACCACTACCAATAGATGGTACTAATTGATAAATAGAAATATCTGTTATTGCTGGTGATGTTACTTTTGGTTTATATCCTAAAAATTGAGATAATGCAATTACACTTTGAATATCTTCGGCGTATGGCATTAAAGATTCTTTGAAAGTATCATCTACATAGTATGAAAGAACATCACCAACATATGATGCCATTTCAATAAACATCATACCAGGTGAAGTTTCATTAAAATCCGAATATGATTTAGGAAAATATGTTTTGGCAAACTCTATTAAATTACTTCTAAAATTAGTAAAATCTTTACCAAGATATTTTATATCTTTTCCTTTATTTTTGAAATTTCTATTTTTTGTAGTTATTGCCATATAATTATGCTGTTACTTTAAACGTTACTACCTCAAGAGATGGATTGTTTAATATTTTAAATTTTACAGAAACATTTAATGAATTCATATCTTTTAATTCATTTGATTGTTCAATTAATATAGTATCAACTGTTATATATGGAAGCCATAATGATAATGCATTTACTATTGTATCTTCAATATCACCTGCCATATCATCATTATTGAATTGAAATAAAAGTTCTTGCAACCCACTTCCTAATTGGGGTTGCATAACTCTTTCATATTTTTTTGTTAATAAAAGATTTTTAATATTAGATTTAGCTTGTTCAGCTATACTAAAAGATTGATTAAATGCGGTATTACCAATTTGTATTGGTAACGTTATACCTACTGCATAATCATTGTAATCCTTAGTATCACTAACTAACTTTTGACTTAATATTACTGCCATTATTTTTTATTAAATCTTTTTACTAATTCTGAATAATCTCTATTCAATGCTTTATCTAATTCCGGTACTCCAGTTTGAACACCCAATCCACTTGGTTGAGGTCCTCTAGCTAAATCACCATATCCCATTTTATCAGCTACTGCAGTTCTGCCTACAACAGACCCCATATCACCTTGTCCAAAATTCATTGTTCTAAAACCACCATCACCTTGTGGAATACCTCCTCTTGTTTCATTTAAAATTTGGTTAATCATTGGGTTTTTACTAAATTGTTTAGTTTCAACCGATTCCTTAATAGTATCATCTCCCAATATTGCTTTAGCCATTGAAAACCCTTCACTTTCTTTTTTAGGTTGTGGTTTAGTATTTCCTTCTGCTAAAACCTTTTTCATTTCCGCTTTTACTCCTTCTTTAATCAAAGCAGGGAGTTGTTGTTTTAACTCCTCTTTGATAAGAATTTGAATAGCTTTTAGTAATTTATCCGTATTCATTTGTTTATCTTTCGTTGTTGTTAATATAAATATTTAAATTGTTTATTTTTGAGATTTATTTGGTTGGTGACCTAAATATTAATAATCTCCAAGTTTTTGATGTAGTTTTTTTGTTTCTATATACAAATGATGTTCCAAAGTTATTATATGCATCAGTTTCCCAATTAGATACGTTATCCCAATATGTTTTATATGAACCTTTTCCAGATGGTGCTTTTGTACCAACAGTAGCTTTAGCGTATGTACTACCATACCCACCAGTAAATATTTGTGTATGACCTGGTAGTTCAATTCCATCAGTTCCATAATATACAACAACATCACCTATATTAAATTTAGTAACATCATCTAATACAGTTGCTAATTTTGCTTTACTATCAAATGTGGTATCAATATCTAATTTGTAACCTAAAAACTTTAATGCAGACCAATAACCAACTTCATTTGCATTAGCACCAGGCCTATATGCAGGTCCATCGGAACGTTTACCAAATCCATTAATACCAAATACATAATTTTTAGCTATATTAAATGTCCATCGTGCACAATACCCACCATCAAACCCAGCCGAATAATTATTTTTTGCTGGATTTTGTTTATTATCCATATAAGTACCTATTTTATGTACAGAATATAATGCATCTTGCATAGCACGTTTTTGTTGAATAGTACCACCTGTATATTTTGTATATGTTATAGGCTCTCCTCCTTTTTCATCAGCATCTGTTTGATTTTGCTCTTGAGTTTCAGTAACACCTTCTGCTTTTAAGAATTCATTTAATTTATCTGAAAAATCATCTGCAATAAAAATTTCTATCTTTTTAGGTGTTCCTTTAACAAGATACCCAGTCCAATTTATTACACCAGGTCCTATAATGGCACCATAATTTGTTTTTGTAGTAATTGTACCTTGTATTGTATCAAGATGGTCTATTGCTGTTTTGATAAAATAATCAACAAATACTGAGGTATTATTTGTTGGAGCAATAGGACCTGATTTTAATGGAGTATCGGATGTTGATGCTTCTGTTGTTTGCTTTGCGGGTTCAACTTTTTGTTCAGCTTCTTGTGGTGATTTATCTTTTTTTACAAATACTGCTGAATTATAATAATTTTCAATTTCTTTAGGTCTATCTTTCCAAGTAAGATTATAAGCCGAACCCAATCTTATTGCAGATGCTTTTTCAGAATTTGTTTGTTTAGTTGCGGCTGATTTGTATTCAGCATCACTAATAGCCTTATACATATCATCTAGCACTTTAAGGTAGGTTGGGTATATATTTTGAAAATCAACCGTTGTTAATGTTTTTAAAGAAGCTATTTCAGTATTTCGTATAACTTCATTTGTTCGAACATTTGTTCTATATTGAGATGTTTCATTTTTTACCGCCTGTAACAAACCAGCAATCCATCTAAATTTATCACCGGATACGTTTCCTTTATCTGGAGAAGAATCGGCGTTATACATAAATGAATATATTTGCATTCTAAATAATGGTGGTATTTTAGTCCAAACATCGAATCCCAATACAAATGATATTCTTTTTTTTATAATTCCTTCTTGAGCATCCGCACCAGGATTGTATCCCTTGCATCCAATTTGCTTATAATCAGTAAGTTGCAATCCATCGTTTCCACTTATTAAAGAAACACAACCTTTTTCATCTTCATATTTTTTTATAGCCGCATAACCAGCATCATCCAACATTCTTCTTAAATTAAAATCATCAGATGGTTTTGGTTTTTCGTTTTGTTTATTTGGTTGTGTTGTATTTGTTTGTTTTGGTGCGGATGGTGTTGATAGTGGCTCTAACCATTTACCCACATTATTTATTGTATTATTTTCAATATTAATGTTGCTAATACCCCCATTTGGTAGCTGTGTGGGTATTGGAAATAAATCCATAGTAGCGTTTTGCCAATAATTTTTAACACCAGCTCCCATTTCAGCAACCAAATCATAAGGACCGTGAGTAGTAACACCTTTTTCTAATGCAGATAAAAACCCCTGTCTCATTAACTCAACATTACCTTTAATTAAACGAGTTTTGTTATTTGTATCTCCACCTGTTTTTATGGCAGCATCATATGCATTTGCATACAATTTAGCAACAGTATTTCTATCAGGTATACTTTCGGGATTATTAGCAACTCTTAATATTGTTTGTTTAAAAATTTCCCAAGACATATTATGATGTTTTATTTAATCCACTTAATATAGTTTCCAATTTAGATGCTAATGATTTAAATTGAGGTTTATTAACAGGTCCTTCTGCGCTTGGACCAGATGGTGTTAAGTATTGTTGTTCAATAATTAAATTTATTAAATCTTTTAAAATACTTACTAATTTATTTCCCATAACCAATGGTTCTAAATTTATATTACCTAAGTTTATATGCCCATTTTCCGTATAAAAATTTACATCCTTTCCGTTTGATACTATATTGATTTTGTTGCCAACATTTACATTAAGTCCACCATCATTATCAATATGCATAGTACCTTCAGATATAAATCCGTAATCTTTTTTGGAATAAAAAATCATTTCTGCTGTTTTTGATGATATTATAATTCTTCCAGAATTTATTAAAATCTGGTCACCAATTAATTTTGATGGAAACTTTGATTTATTGTTAGATTCAGCCCAACTATATGGTGCTGCTGTTTTACTCCAATCACTATTTCCTTTATCATCTAAAGTACCTGGTTGAAATGGTAATTGATATTCACCAGATATCATAGCTATTGTACTTCCATCTCTATTTATATCTTCCTCAACAGAAGAATTTTCTCCATTTTGTTGATTTAATGTAGTTTCTTTATTTCTAATAATAATTGTAGGAGAAAATACACGATTTGGATTGTTATATCCACTAAAACGAATTGATTGTCCAAATCTACTTTGAATTAAACTATCACCTTCATATAATTTTAAATTGTGAATTCCTGTTTGACCTTTATAATATTTACCATATCCATCAGTTTTTTTAGAATTATCTTGATTTCCTTTTGGTGTTTTATGGTCTGCTACATCTTTATCAATTTTTGGTGGAGGTTGGGTTGTATCAGAACCACCACCAATTGCTGATGTTATTTGTGTTTCATTTGCTGTTACAGATGGATTTGGTGAATTTTCTATTAAAGTATAATATTGAATTCCTCCAAAATGATGTATTTGAACTTTTTCGTTTCTTACAGGTAAATTTTTTATATTTCTATCAAGAGGAAATACTACTGGTAATTGTGTAGCTTCTGTAACAATCATATCTCTGGTTTTATATAAAATAGCACCAATATATGCAGAATTACCTTCCGCATCTTTATGATTTTCATCTAAAATAACATCATGCACATAACCAATACTAACTAAATCAGCACCTTTTTTTAATAATTCTGAATCTAATTGCGCAAGTGTATCGGTTCTAGTTGACATTTATTTTACTTTTAGTTTAAGTTCTTCTATTTCGTTTTCTAATTCATCAACTCTTTCTAATTCTAATTGAGTATCTTCAATATCTTTAAGTAATTGTTCTTTTTCAAATGCTGAAAGGAATCCATCATCACCCTCCGATTTCTTTTCAGATACTATTAGTTTTTGAGCAAGGTTTGCTAATTTAACTAATTGGTCATCATTTTTTACCGATGTATCTATTAAATCTCTAATCAAAGGACCTATAACAGCCATATCTCCAGCGTGTCTAACCATCTTTTTTAGTTCAATGATTAGTTCAGATATTTTTGCTTTTTTTTGTGTTTGGTTGTTATAGATATCTTCAAAAAGTGAACCTAATGTTTTACCTTTGAATAATTCGAATTCGGTTGACATAGTAATTTTATTTATATATTGCTTGTATATAAATATCTAAACTATAAAAAGTTAGGATTGAATTGGTTTAACCACAATACTGATTTTAGCTTTATAGTCTTTTGGTAATTTATTAGTTATACCAACAAACTCTTCCACATTCTCCGTAAAATATTCTATTTGTAATATTCTATCAGTAAGGTTAAGTACAGTTTGAGATGATGTGAACATCTCTTTGGATTTTCTTGCCATATTAAGTTGAGATTGCTTTGGAAAGAATTCTTTTCTCATTGCGTTTGCAATCTCTTTCCAATCTTCAACTTTATCAACTGATTTTTCAGCTGATATCTTTCTCATTTTAGATGATAAGTATTTTTTTCCATGTGTGTATCCAGCATCAGTAAACATATGTCCGTGATTTGTACGAACAACTGGATTTTCCATATTGTGTAATATAATATTAGGTCTGTGTTTTGATGTCTTTTCAATACTAACCATATACTTTGGAGATGAAACAAACGTATGTCCATTAACACCGCCATCGGTTAATACTGCTGCTTTGATTGCTTCTCTCAAAGTTTTTTGTGAAAGTGCAGTTCTAATTTTCTTTCCATCTTTGGATGGTTTACCACTCTTCTTTACCAACTTTGCCTCTACCTCATCGTGCCCTACCATTAGAGCTGAATTCACAATACCAATTCCAAACTCATTCATACCTTCACTCCAATCAGTAATCATATCGTGAATGTATGCAACTTCTACACCATTTATAATAGTGTGAATGATTTCTAATTTTGGTTTGTAAGCTCTATCTCTATTTTTTGCTAAGATAAACTTATCACCAACTTCTTTAGATACAATTATACACTCGTTGAGCATTTTATTTTTTAAGTCTAATTTTCCAACCAACTGAAACTCCTAAGTATTTGTTACCAT